CGTTGTCATCTCTCACAGAGGTAACTATAGAGAGAATCTCCTCTCCAGACACTAACTTTAATGCTGCTAAGAATTCTTCTTTATCCATTTTTACTCCTGATGGGGACATCAATGAATTCATAATCAAAGTTTTCTTCATTATATATTTTGACTCGCTCAACTAAATGATTTAATGTGTAATTTCTATTGCGACCCTTAGAGATATCATCAGCGATATCATACAGAGTAGCTTTGGTTTTGTGGTCGCCCTTCCTAAGAACACGACCAATGCTCTGAAGGTTTCTTATTTTGCTTTTACTAGGCGATGCAAAGACAACATTATGTAAATTCCTAATATTAATACCAGTGCTGAAAGTCCCATAAGATGCAACTATAATAGAATCATTTGTAGTTTCGGCAATTTGTCTTGCCTGTTCACGGTCTTCAGTATCTATACCACCATGGACAAGGAACACTTTACGGTTATCCTCTACTTTATTATTTATCAACTCAAAAAGTGGCATTCCATGCCGTTCAACGTAGTTGAACAGGACGAGTGTATTACCAGATAGGTCACAAACTAGGTTGCGTATAAATTTATTTCTTCTCTCGTGTTCTACAAGGTAGTCCATCTCCTCTTGATAGGTATCAAATGGTTTTCTACCGTGTTTAAGTATGAGGACTTTGATCTGAAACTCAGATAGATGTCCATCTCTAATAAGTTTTTCTGTCTTAGTGACTTTGTTTACACTACCAAATACACCTTCGAGCACTAAGCGATTTGTTTCTGTACCATCAAGCGTACCTGTAAAACCAACGCGGTATTTACAGTCATACAATTTATTCATAATACTAGTCAAAGACTTTGCTTTGAATAGATGTGCTTCGTCACCTATGATTGCACCGAACTGCTCAAAGTATATCTTTGGTAACTTATACACTGACTGCCATGTGGTTATTATCACATCTTTGTCAGAATCAGGGTTGATACCACCACGCACTCTGTGGCAATGAGTCTTTACATCCCACCCATAGTCTTTGAAGTCCTTGTACATCTGTTCAACTAGAGATGTAGTAGGAACTACTATTAATGTTTTTAATTTTTTCAACTCCCAGAAACGTGTGAGAGCATAGATCATAAGGGATTTACCAGAACCTGTAGGCGACAAAAGTAACTTGCGTCTATGTCTCAACGCTTCGTATATTCCCTTGTACTGATAGTCTCTGACCTTATGTGGTAAATGTAGTGTCTTTATCCAGTCTCCTATGCCTTCGGGGGTAACGAATTCATCCACCTCTGATGGAAGACCATAGTGTTCATTGTCTCTATGGATAATCTCGTACCCTCTTTCTTCACAGAATGAAGTAATATAAGGGAGAAGACCAACATAAATCTCACCTGTACCTGGACTGAATAGTTTGATTTTTCCATCCCAGAACCTCTTCTTGTACGCTGACATGAACTTTGCCTGAGGCACTTCAAAAGTAAATTGATCTGCTAACTCGTGACCTACGTGAGGTTCACATTCAACTTTCAAGTATACTTCATTCTTCTTCTGAATAATAACGTTAGATTTCATATCCTTTTAGGAACTTGGCGAATTCAACCGCATTCTTTATATGGAAAGAACGGTTATTAATTGCCGAGAGAATGGTCTTTAATGCCTCGACCATCTGGTTGTAATACTTTACTTTAAGAAGAGATTTTTGATATTCCTGATCCGCTTCCAAATAGATTGGTACATCTGTTTTGATCAGTTTAATTGGAAATGGAGTTTCCGATTTCCCAGTATAGTATTCCCACCTGTCACGGTAAGTTCGCTTCACATCTAGTTCTGCCTGATCCTTTAAGGTGACAAAACTATTGTAAAGTCTTAAATATTTAGCATGTAATTTAGGGATTGCTAACGAGTCTGTGTCTAGTTTTTCATCATCTAAAGGAGCGTCTTTCGCCCACATGTCATTCAAGGTTTCTAGATTCATACTTTATTATTATTTTTATCAGTTATCTCATACATAGTATACTTGAAATTGACCTCTGCTGTAAAGTAGTTGATGTCAGTTGCGGATGAATCAAACTCTAACGTGGTCAAACTTGTAGGAAATATGTTCATAAAATTGACTGTGGATATAGTGTTGTAGTTACTGTTGAGTATTAACAGTCTAGCATCACTCATTGTTTTATCAAACTCTGTTGTTCTTCCTTTTTCATCAACGTTGGTGATGTACTCGTAGAAGTCTTTTTGATGTTTAGGATTAGTCAGTCCTTTCAACCATCTAAAAATCTCATAGTAATTATCTAAATCTTCATTGACTAAGAATCTTAGGTTAAGATCTCCAAAGGTCATTTTATCGCCTGGCACTGAGTAATCCTTGACAGGTGTAGGCACCTCTCTTACACCAATGTTCACCTCTGGTATAGAAGCGGACTGGCAGAAATAATCTACATTTGGTGTCCGACCAATAACAAACTTAAAACCTACAGGAGATAGAAAGTTTTTATTGGAAGGATTAAATAGTGTTGTCTCTGACATTAGCAGTTTTTGTTTAAGTTCTCAGCCATATCACCACCGATGTTAGCACCTTGTTCTCCACCGAACATTGCTACCCAACCAGCTGCAACCCAACCAACAAAAGGAATAGAGGATACAGCGGGAGCAGCTGCAGCACCAACGCTAGTTCCAACTAGTCTACCAGTTCCTTCTGCACTTCCGACTGCCTTGATACAGGCAAGGTCTTTTGCTGATAGTTCTGGGTTATTCTGAACAAATTGATCAAGAGGTGCAATCCATGATCTTGCATTAGATACTGGTGCACCCTGATTAGTCTGACCATCCATGAAGTATTCTTCAGCAACCTTAGTTGTGTTATTTGCAAGTCCTAAGAAACCACCCTTCTCTTTGATGTCCTTAGTGATGTATGCTGTCTTGGGATCATTCGCTTTGTAACTTATCTTATATCCTTCTTTATCTGCTTGAACAACATAAGAAGTATAAGGACCTACAGGTATGTCTAGGTCTGGTAGTTTATCGTTATTTCGTCTGCTAACCATTCCGATCATACCAATGTGAGTCACACCCACTGCTAATCCTAATACAGCCGCAAACCATTTTATAGGTGACATGATAATATTATCTCTGACTTATTTAGGTATTCTCTATGAAAGGATTTTTGAAAGTATGGTCGATATGGTTCGGGTTGTATGTTTGTATAATCATAGGCATACCTGTAACACAGTCTATCACTGATAGCACCTAGTCTTCTGTGTTGTACAATACTGTTATCAAATAGTAGGAGATCTCCATCTTCTTTGTACCAATGATCGTATGCATATGGTTCTAATCCTTTCCTTATCTCTGACAATACTAACTCTGCATCTTGATCACTCATACCTTTGATGCCTGTTACAGTATTGAAACTATAATGTAATCCTTTGATACCGCCAGGACTTTGAATGACTAATGGTATCTCAGTATCTGGGAAAGGACACATGTTTTTGTACATCAAATTATCTTGCATATCATTCAGACCAGGATTTATCTTGCCAGGTGTGAAGTTATGGATCAATATCATTTCATCCAGTTCACTACGAAAACTCTCTGAGACCCCCTCATAATAGTCTGTAGTGGTCATAAAACCTGTTGCACTCCTAGTTGTACCTTTGACACCTAGTAATGCAATGCCAGGTGTAAAACATATATCACCACTTTCATTGCTGTGCCATAGTAATTCACCCTCTGCAAATATTCCCATCCTCTTTCCATTTTTCTTCATCCCAGTTACATTTAACATGTTACCAAACTGCTGAGGATGTGTGCCAACTCTTATATTATTAAACTCTCTTCATATATCTTTGTCTATCGGATCTACATTGTCACTATTCAATATGTTTTCAAAATGCCTATTTGCCCACGGATACTTATTGTATAGATATGCAACCCAGTTGAGACGATCATCTCCCCACTTCTTCATCAAATTATAAAACGTCGCACGATTTAAGTTAGCACCTCTTATGATGGTAACTAACGTCTTAAGGTGCAATCTTCCTATTTCTTTCCATTCTTCGTCTGTGATATTGTTTAGATCTACATCATCAATATAGATACCAAAACTACCAAGACCATTGATATTTGATATTTTCATACACTTATATATTAGCATAAAAATAGGGGAGGTGTTACCCTCCCCGAATCGTGATAATAAAGGATTGGTTCATGACCTTTCCCCCTAACTCTATATAATTATTTACTAAAAAATTTATACCTAGTAGATAATTTACTTAACAAAAAGAAATGCCTAGTCTTCTTGTTCTGGTCGAATTAAGTTTTTGGTTCTGTTAGGATCATCCTTCCATTGTGAGAAAGTTCCTCCTTTGTCAGTTCCAATAGTTACGTAGTCAAGTACCTTTGCTACGGTGTTGTATTTCTCAAGTATCCTCTCAACAATGATCTCGTCTTGTAAAGGTCCTTGAGATTTTTTTGTCAACTCTGCAACTGATTCTTTACCCAAGTGTGTTTCAAGGTAGTCTAGTATGTTTTCTTTTTTCCTACCATCACCTACGTAGGTGTCGATAAAGTGGAAAGTTGCTGTGAGTCCACAGATCATATCACCTTTCAAAGCATTCCATCCTTTGAATGTTTTTGTTTCATTCAACTGTTTATAGAGGTCAATTGCTTGAGTAGTGTAAGTCAACTTGTACTTTGAGATTGTTTCTTTGACTTGTTTGAAACCGTGGATTCCGTTTTTACCGTCATCATCGGCACCAATTAACTCAACATGTATACCAAGTTTCTTGAAGTTATCTTCTATTGTACGAGCGTACTCTGCTCCTTGAGCAAGGTCTGCACGTAACTTAGCAACAGAACTAACGTTAGTTCTTGATGTGTTGAAGTCTTTGAAGTACTTTGCTTCAGCAATCTCACACTCCTCAACAGTAAAGTTAGATGGGTGTGGTTGTATCTGAACTGGTAATTCAAACTCAGGAGCATCTTCGACATAGATTCCTGCTAATACACAAGTGTGCTGACCATCGACAACCATTAGGTCACCGTTTGGTCTTTTGAAAACAGAAAGAGGTTTGACCAACTCTGGTCTAAACACCTCTGCTTGTTTTATTAAGTTTGTGTTTATTAATCTCTGGTACTTAGAATCAACTTTTAGTTCCTTTAACGGAATGTATTGTACTGGTATAAAAGGATTCTTTTTAAATCTTTTTCTTACGCCTGATATTCCTCGACGTATGGTGTGTTCGACTAGTTGCCAAACGCCCTGCACCGCAGAGCTTACCCTTCTTAGGGGTGCGAATGTGGTCATGATTTTCTCCTGACTATGTGATTAGCGTCCCTGACTACGTTAAAAGTCTTTTGCGAGACGGTAAGACTATTTATACACAAAAAAAGAGACCCCGAAGGATCTCTTAATATTATGTAACAATTGTATTGATTACATTAGGTTTGCAACTTTAACTCTTCTGTAGTAAGCGTTAGCATTCAAGTTTGTAGAATGCTGTGGATCACTATTTGAAAGTGCTGCTAGTCCCTTAGCAAATGGGTTAAGAACCATTCCATAACGAGTCTTAAACCCGATACGTGGTTGGAATGTATCCTGACCAATCGCTCTGTACATTTGTAGAGGAACATATGGGCAGTAGAATAATCCTGCATCATATGCATTAGTACCTTTGTAACCTACAACGTAGTACTGATTGTCAGAAACGTTTGCTGAATATGGGTCGATGTAGACCTTGAAACGTCCGTTGAGTGTTCCAACGAATGTGTTTCCTGTGTCATCAATCTCTCCGATACCACCAACTGCACCAGAAATTCCTGAGTCGTAATCAAGAACACCACTCATAGCAAGAGCAGAAGCTACATCAGCAGATGTGATGATGATGTTACCCTTCCCTCTACGAGTTTCCTGTGCGATTGCGTTTGCATCTCTTTCAATCTGGAATAATAGTCCTTTGAACTTTTCAACTGACCATCTACCGTTGGAGTCAACGTCTAGATCGAATACACCCGCGTTAGCAACGTTTGCTTGTGCACCAGGTTTTGCACCTCTGTACACTGTTCTAACTACTTCACGGTTGATCTCAGCAAGTATCTCTGTTGAGAGAATGTTTGCCAACTCAGACTCTGCATCTAATCCGTGGATAGCTTTCAAGTCTTGAGCAAGTTCAACTGAGTAGTCAGCTCTTAGAGCACGACCTTTCGCTTCAACAGCGATCTTGTCTATGCTGAATGCCATCTCCATGAAGGCATTTGAAGAAGAATCACCTAATGATTCCTGTTCTGATGTAGTAAACTTACTTGATGCTAGATCATAGTTAGTTGCTGTTGTACCACCACCAGTTGCATCGTTGATAAGAGCAGGGTTCTTCTCAGTAGTAGCAGTTGGAGGTGTGCCACCTTTTGTACCTGAGAACTGTGCATCTGGCTCATCGAAGAATGCTTCGTTTCCAGACTGGTTTGTATATCTGGATCTCATTGCAAAGATCAATCCAGTAGGTCCTGTCATAGGTTGAACACCACAAATATCATATGCGATTAGGTTTGGCATGGAACGTCTGACAAGTGAGATTAAAATTGGATCCCAATTATCTATAGCTGTTCCAGTTTGGTTAGT